CGATGTTAGGATACATTACTCCATTAGCCATAGCAAGTCCTCCTTAGCCCCACTGCGGCGGAGCAAACACAGTACCGAACCAACCATCGGCTCCACAATCGCCATCGGCCCATGTGATAGAGTGGTCATTCTTTACTAGCTCTTTGATGTTGGCTTCGGACTCGTTGAACAAGGTCTTCACGCTAGCAATAGACTCTACGGGCTGTTGGTACTTCACAGCGAGCCTATAAGCCAATCCGAACATCAAGTACTCTGTATACTGCATCGGAACATTCAGCTTTCCATCCATATCAGCCATTTCGATGCTTCGACTGTACGTAGCCCTAAGAGGGAATGCAGTCGGTCGGTTAAGCAAGATAGCTGTATAGTCTGGGAATTCTTCGTAGCTGTATAATTCAGGTGTAGCCTTAATCGGAAGCACATACTGAACGATGTTGGGAGTTCCACTGTGCTTAAGCATCGTATAACGGAGACCCATTTTGAATGCCAAGGAGTTAACGATCTTAGGCTTCTTAGCTTCGATGATGATCCCTTCGCCCCATGTCCTTACTTCTTCCGGAATCTCTCCAGCTTCAATAAGGCTTTGATCTTCAGTAAGAATGTAGAGGTTGTTTCCTTCTGGAAGATCCTTGATCACTTGGGCAAACGGGAGGAACACCTGCATGTTAGCCGAGGTGATAAGCTGATTCAGATAGAACAGCCCCATCTGTGCTCGATCGCCTTCTGCAATCTCTCCCTCCCCTAGTGCACCGGAAAAGAGATAAGCTTGCTGAAGAAGATCCTTCACGGTCGTAATAGTACTGGCCATAAGTTTCTCCTATAATATTGTACAATGGGAAGTTTTTTAAAAAATATCCTTATACCCTTGCGAGTATAAGGATATAACGATCGCCAGAGGTTGCGATCAAGATCGGTTAGTCTACCTTGATGTAGAGCACACGAGCGAGCTTCGTGAGAACGAGCTTGGTCAAGTACGGAACGTCAATACGCATGACGGAGTTACGGGTCATCACGCTGCCCTGTTCGACAGACTGAACCGTAAGTTCCATAGCCTTGAGCTTGTCGTTCTTAGCGCCTGCGACTTCATCAAATTCGTAGGTATCGAATTCGAGAGCATCGACGTCACGAACCTGAACGATTGCGAAGGTCTTGCCAGCATTTGCAGATGCGAAAGCACCGAAGGCCGTGATGGTAATACCAGTCATCGCGCCAGTAGTTCCATCGATAGCGCCCGGAACACCGCCAATAGTCGGGTTGGAAAGCTTGTTGCCGGAGCCATCTTCGGAGAAGCGAATTTCACCTTCCTGAAGCTGGATGAAGAAGTTGTCGCCTTCCTTATGAACGATGAACACAAAGTCTTCGTTCGTGACCTTACCGTTGAGATCAACGGTCTTAAAGGTCTTGCCACTGACAGAAGCAGTGAATGCGTAGCCTTCGAAGAGGTGGCTACCGCTGTCCGACACCTGACCAGTCTTCCAGTTTACAGTGACTTGGCTAGTACCAGAAGCACCAACGGTCGGGAGAGTATCCGGAGCGGTGATGAACGGCATGTAGTTTTCTTCAATCCAGTCGGAGCCGAAGGCGTGTGCGATGATGGAATCACCGTAGATCTTCTTCATTTCTTCGGACGGGAGGAACTTGCCGAGGAGGTTATCGCTCAAGGAAGCGAACACATCCGGATGGGCAAAGCCAACCTTCTTACCAGCAGCGCGGATACCGCGAAGCTTAGCAGAGAGGAGAGCGAACGGCTTGGATGTAAGCGTAGAGGAACCGTCAATATAGACAGCACCATCTGCACGGTACCAGTTGTTCTTGATAACGTCAGCTTCGATTTCGGCACCAAGCGTACGAGCATGAGGGTCGCAGATGTCGCGGATAAAGTCTTCCACTGCGGTGAGCTTGTTCCATGCGCCAAGAGCCACAGAAGTCTTTGCATCAACGAGGGTCACTTCAACCGGACGTTCCCAGATGTCCTTATTGTCGTTGGTGATGTCCAAGTTGGTCGTACCAGCCTGAGCGATACCCGGATCCGGAACGAAGAAGCGGTAGGTCATGCCAGCTTTCTTGTCCTTCACGTCATCCTTGAAGTAGGCCTTAGCCATACGGATATACGGAACGGAGTCAAGAATAGCAGCAGCGAAGTATTTGAGCTTGCTGTTTACAACAGAGCCAAGATTGGAAGTAGCAATCTGTGCCATAATGAGGATTTCCTTTAGTAGCCACGACGGATTCTAGCCATAGCTTCATCCATAGTGACTTCTGGATTCGAACCTGCGCTACCAGATGCACCCGTGCCAGCCTTTCCTACGATGGGAACAGGATTGGCAGGAGCCGGAGTCGGTTCGGAGGTGGATTTAGGTTGTGTAGATTGAGGTTGATTCTGAGCTGGCTTAGAGAATACAGTCATGATTCTCTGCTGAAGCATGTTAAGAGCAAACCTCTTATCGGTAGGATCCTTGATAGCAGTAATCCGTTCCAAATCTTCGGGCATAGCCGCAAAGTGGAACACCAATCTCGGAGCCCAATCGCTAGATTTAACGAAGTCGGAGATAACCTTATCCCCGTTGAGAACGTCATTAAGACCTTCTTCAAGAGCTCTGCCGACGATTGTGTTATACGCTTCGATATCTTCTTTAGTCTTGAAGAGCTCTTGCGCACGTCGGGTATACCTATCTTGAGACTCTCGGCTAGCTTGAGCTTCGGCCTCTGAGAGTCGTTTAGCTTCGGCAGCTTTCTGGAGCTGTTCAATAAGGGTTTGATTGGCAATGTACTTGAGATAATCTGCTTGATTCTGGAATGCTTCAGGGCCAAGCTGTTCAGGCTTCGGAGTAGTATTCTTCTTCAATTCGGCAATCTGAGCGAGAGCATCTTTCAGCTCCTTCTTGGTCTGTGCGAGCTTGCCATTAAGCTTAGCGAAGCTGTACTGAACCTGTTCTTCATGCGTGAATCTCGGCTTAGAGTTACCCTTGCCTGTCTTTCCTTCATCCTGGTTTGAAGGAGCCGGAGGATTCTTATCATCAGCTGGCGGAGTCTGATCAGGAGCAGCGGGAGCTGGATTAGGATCGTTCGGATTTACGTCACCCGGTTTAGGATCTTCTACGGCCTTCGGCTGATCATTACCGGAAGTCGTATCGGTGCTAGACGGAGTGGTGTCAGGAGACGGATTAGAATCATCCACTACGGGAGTGTTATCCATCTGAGAAATGATTTCATCATAGCGGTTTGCCATGTTGGGTCCTCTGTATAATCTTGAGCGTGCAAGTTCACAATACTTCTGAAATAGATGTATCAATGAATTAGTTTATATTCTTCCATTCAAATGTAGCTATTACTTTTAGAAGAAGATTGAAGTAGCTCTCGGGCTACTTCAATTTTAGTCTATATTCTTATCAACCTTGCGGAATGAATCCACGGTCGATCATATCTAAAGCATTCTTCGATTCCAGTTCAGCGGCCTTAAAAGCTGCTTCAGTTTGGGTCTTAGAGGCTTCCACCATAAGACGTTCGCGTTCTCTGGAGTCTTCAGCCGCGATCTTACGGTTCTCCATATTAGCCTTAGCAGCAATGTCGAGCTGTTGCTTCTGGGAGTCTGCATTCAGTCTCATCTGTTCCTTAGCCAAGTCAGCTTGAGTCTTCATCTGAGCGATGGTTACATCAGAGTTAGCCCTAAGCTGGAGCTGAAGAACTTGGTTAGCCAAATCAGCGATCTGTTTATCCTTATCAGCAAGGATCTTGGAGGTTTGAGCTTGCATTTGTTCCATTTGCTGCTGAAGCATCATAGCCTGACCATTGTCAGAGAGAGCTTGCGGCGGTAGCATATTCTTCAGCATTTCGCCAGCCTTCTTTACATCCGGATTGACATCCAGAGTGCAGAGATAATAGGCAATGATAGGCTTCATAGTCTCCGGCAGGAAGTTGGCAATAGCGATTAGCTTAGCCTTTGCTTCTTCGCTGTTAAAGATAGTCTCAGGCCCTTCGGTAACTGTGACAGCTACGAGAGAGGTATCCACCACGGAGTCCTGCACTAGCACCTTATAGAATTCCATGAGCAGGACGCCGAGGAACTTCATAGACTGCTTAGCGTGGGAGAGGAAGTGAGAGATGTTGTTAACAGTGCTCTTAGTACGAAGGAGAATAGACGTAGCGGTTTCTTGATCCTTAGCGTCTACCATGCCAGATAAGGGCATTCCAGAGACTTCCTGAATGATGGATTTCTGCTGGCCAATTACGTCAGAGATATCTCCGGTGGGGAAGCTGTTATCAATGCGCTTCGGTTCCCTGATCTCCTTACCATCTTTAGTATACTGCTTCGTGATGATGACCGGATTAAGGCGCTTATTGATGTTGCGATACTGTTCCTGATTGCCTTCAATTCCTTCAGTCGGAATAGACATGACCGGAACCGGGGCATTAGCTAAGCGTTCAATGAGCTGAGATTCAGCGTAGTTAAGGACTTTCTGTCCGTCAACGATCTTATGGACTAAGCCAACGTATTCAGTCTTACCGTCCTTGTCGTAGGAGATTTCACCCTTGAAGGTGACGATAGGAATATGGGTAATCTGTAGAGTCACGGAGGAGAGAACCTTATTGCCGATCATCTTGGTGATGACACAGGCATTACGGGATTCAGTCATTTCGTAGAAGGTTACCAAGGCCAGATATTCTTCAGGGCTTTTCCACGTTTCTCCGAAGTCAGATACAAGGCACTTGATGCCTGTATAAGAAGACTCTACTACGTCTTCGCCATAAAGAGCTTTAGCCTTTGTCTTGCTCATGTACTCGATGATAGCCATCTTAGAAGCATCGGAGCCATCTACTTGAGTAGAGTCCGGATCCGGAATCACCAAGGCAGAGTCTTCGATAGGGTAGATCTTTATCACAGGCTTCTTGTTGTCATCAAGATCAGTAGTGACATAAAGATATCCATACCCTGACGTGGACATGCCTCTGATAGCAAGCTCCTTAGAGGTTTTCGTATCCGCTTGAGCGTCCAATCGTTGATACGATAAGTTTAGCTTTTCAATGAGATCACCTGGATTCTCTACCAGAGAAGAGTAGGTGACCTTATAGGGATGGGAGAGGAACGGGTTGACCACCGAGTTGATCTGGTTACCCGTGATATTGAAGGTGAGCTCGGCTCGATTAGTTCCTCGGTGAGAGGTGTCTGCCGAATCCCACTGATAGCCCGATGCAAAGGCTCTCTCTTCCTTTACGCGCTTGATGGTCTTATCAAACTTCGTCGAAGCGGATTTTCCAAACTTCTGAAAGCGCTTGATAACGTCTTTCTGTTCATCTGTTAAAGCCATAGATAGCTCCTTATAATATTGTACAATGGGAAGTTTTTATAAAGATCCTTATACTCGTGAAGAGAGTATAAGGATATTGATTTGCTACCATCCGTGAGCAGCGGACATAAGGTCGCTAATGACAGCGCTCATCTGTTCATCAGATTCAGCGGCATTGAAGTATTCGGTCTTGTATAGGTTGCCCTTGAGATCGGTGATGTGAGCAAAGGTCAAGGCGATGCCATCTGAATCGTCAGGAGATCTGCCTAGGATTTGCTTGATCTTGTCCTTCGCTAAGAGCGCAAACTTGTCATCAGTCTCTCGAAGGAAGATTCTCTGGGCGGCTAGCTCCTCCTTAACGCGTTCTATATCTGGAAGTCTAGGGAGACACAGAGAAGAGGAAGAAGCTAAGGCACAAGCCTGATACATGAAGGCTCGAATGTTCTTGTACTTAGGATTGGGCGAAGAGCTTGAGTAGTTAACTTCGCGGACATTCCGGAATCCGGCATGAATCAGCATATCGACAAGTCCTGAAGCGAAGCCACCTGTTCCGTCAATGTTGATTACGTCAAGGTCATCAGGCTTATATCGCTCGTAGATGGAGTTAAACAGAGTGTAAGTATTAACCTTCTGAAGCTTGTAGATACGCTCGAGATAGGATCCTTCTCTGTACCAACAGGTGTTAGAGTCGTCACCGTATCGGGCCATATCTATACCGAGCGTTCGGTCTCCACCCCTGAACGGAGAACGCTTCATCATTTCTTCAAGGTCAATCCATGCAATAAGCTGGTCAGGTTCATTTGCTTCGATAAGCTCACCATAGATTTCTTGTCGAGCAAAGGAAGTAGAACCATAATCCTTGATGAGTCTCTTGATATACCTCTCATCGAGAGTGGTATTATCCATCGACGTTGCGTGGATGAGCTCTATCTCTCCCGGATCGGCTTCTCTAATCCTAGTATTCAGGAACGAGTGAGCCTTCGGAGTAGAAATGAGCAAGCTATGAGGAGCGCCTACAGGTCTTCCCCAGTTATCCACACCTCGGCAACAGGCCATAGCGATCTCATAGATTTCTTTAGAGCAGAGAGCTGCTTCATCAATCACCACTAGGGAAACACCAGACAAGCCTCTAA